CTTCCGCAACCAAACCACAACCAAAGAAAACAAAGTTTAACGTTGACAAAAATGGTCTGGAAGGTCCAGAAAAACCCCTTGAAGAAGGTAAGAAAGATGCCTGTTATCATAAGGTCAAATCTCGCTATAAAGTTTGGCCAAGTGCATATGCATCTGGTGCATTAGTTAAGTGTCGTGAGGTTGGTGCTAAGAACTGGGGCAACAAGACTAAAAAAGAATCTTATGAATTTTCTAATTGGAGAGATGATTTCCAAGCAATGGAAATTGAAACATTTGATATTATCAAAGCAGAACCACTTCAATCATCCCAAACCCCAATTGATGAAAAAGCACAAAAGTGTTGGAAAGGGTATGAAAAGAAGGGTACCAAAAAAATGTTTGGTAAGACCTATAATAATTGTGTAAAAAAGGAAGAGTTTGATCTCCAAGAAAAGAAAAGTAAAAAGGGTGCTTGTAAAGGCAAGGTAAAGCGTTGGCAGGATAGTGACTGTGATGGTAAATGGTATGAAAAGGGTGAAGATGTAAAAGAAGACTGGCAGAAGTCAAACCGTAAAGACGGTGTTGATGGTATGAGTCAATCTTCCGTCAATGCCTACAAGCGCGAAAATCCTGGATCAAAGTTACAGACTGCTGTAACTGAAAAGAAACCAAAACGAAAGAGAGCGAAGAGACGCAAGTCATTCTGTGCTCGTTCCAAGGGTCAAAAAGATATGCATAACATTGATTGTTCCAAGACCCCAGAAAAGAAAATCTGCAAGGCACGCAAACGCTGGAGATGCTGATGAAAAGTTTTCAACAATTCTTACAAGAAAGTATCACTATCAACGGTGATTTCAACGGAACTCTTAATGTAGGTGGTTCTCAACAACAGCAAGAAGAATCATTCTCTGCTGATATTGTTTGGGAAGGAAAGATTTACCGTCTTGAAGTTGATGGTCCGATGATGAGCAAGAGCGAACTTGCTGAACATCTTTTAAATGAATATCCTGGAGCAATCATTCATAACATTTATCCAGGATCTTCACAATCAAGAATCAAGAGCGCAAAAAGGTATAGACCAGAAAGATTAAGTTGGAGTGACTAATGGCACAGTGGAATAAGGATACACAAGCATATCTAAATCAAACAAAAACAAATTTTGAAGTCTATATGTGTGCCGATAAGTATGGCAACATTGGTGCTTGTGGTGGTGATACACAATTTGATTTAAACGTTGCTGCTGGTATTACAACACAACTAGCAAACGTCCATAAGTTTGGTGCGGTAGTAACTACATCAGCAATTTATGATACTGTGTGGTCTTATGGTGGTGAATATATATTCCCATCTGCAGCAGGAATTATTACAGCAACTTCCACTTCAACACAAGATAATAGTGGAGGAACGGGAGCACTTACAGTTAGACTTCAAGGTCTCGATGCAAACTATAATGAAGTAGAAGAAGATTTTACTCTTAATGGAACTGTCGGTGTTGCCGGAACGGTAGAATTTTTAAGAACTCATAGAGCATTTGTTCTTACTGGTAACAATGACAATAATAACGTAGGTGATATTAACTTCACCCATAGTGTAGGGGTTACTTGCCAGATTGCAGCAGGTATGGGTCAATCACAAGTTGCCTTCTATACTATTCCTGCAGGTAAGAGTGGATACCTGAGGTCATTTGCTGCGACAATGAATAAAAACCAAGAGAATACTGTTAGGTTATTTCAGAAAAAACCAGATGGTGGTGTATTCAGACTCGCTAGCGAATTGAATCTATATAATAGTAATATGCATACTACTTACAGTATTCCACTTTACTTCACAGAAAAAACAGACCTTGAAGTGAGGACATATACCGGAAGTAACGCAACTGTTTCGTCGATGTTTGATTTATTGATTGTAGACAACTAGATTGAATTATGGCAGATAATGTATACCTTGGTAATCCTAATCTAAAAAAAGCAAATACTGCTATTGAATTTACAGAGGAGCAAATCCTCGAATTCTTAAAGTGTAAAGAAGATCCTGTATATTTTGCAAACAACTATATCAAGATTGTGTCTCTTGATGAGGGATTGACACAGTTTCATCCTTACCACTTTCAAGAAAAGTTAATTAATAACTTCCATGAAAATAGATTTAACATTTGTAAGATGCCTCGTCAGACGGGCAAGTCTACAACTGTCGTATCTTACTTGCTCCACTATGCAGTTTTTAACGATAGTGTTAATATTGGCATCCTCGCTAACAAAGCAGCAACGGCAAGAGAACTTTTAAGTAGGTTACAGACTGCATATGAAAACTTGCCTAAATGGATGCAACAGGGTATTATATCCTGGAACAAAGGTTCTTTGGAGTTAGAGAATGGCAGTAAGATACTGGCAGCTTCTACGTCTGCAAGTGCTGTCCGAGGTATGTCGTTCAACATCCTCTTTCTCGACGAGTTCGCGTTCGTCCCAAATCACGTTGCTGACTCGTTCTTTGCATCTGTTTATCCTACTATTACTTCTGGTAAAAACACCAAGGTAATTATTGTATCCACGCCACACGGTATGAATCATTTCTACCGTATGTGGCACGACGCGGAGAAAAGCAAGAATGAATACATTCCAACTGATGTTCATTGGTCCGAGGTTCCTGGAAGAGATGAAATATGGAAAGAACAGACGATTAAAAACACATCAGAACAGCAATTCAAAGTCGAGTTCGAGTGTGAGTTTCTTGGTTCTGTCAATACCCTTATAAATCCATCAATTCTGAAAAATCTTATCTATGAAGATCCTATTCAAAAGAATGCTGGATTAGATGTCTACGAGAAAGCAAAACCTGAACACAACTACCTTATTACTGTTGACGTTGCTCGTGGTCTGGGCAATGATTATTCTGCATTTATTCTATTCGATATCACAGAGTTTCCATATAAAGTTGTAGCAAAGTATAGGAACAATGAAATTAAACCAATGTTGTTCCCAAATATTATTCAACAGACGGCGAAGGCATATAACGATGCTTGGGTTCTAGTAGAGGTCAATGATATTGGAGAACAGGTGGCAAATATTCTCCACTATGACTTAGAGTATGAAAATATGCTGATGGCGGCAATGAGAGGTCGTGCTGGGCAGGTGGTTGGGCACGGTTTCTCTGGGAAGAAGTCACAGATGGGAGTTAGAACAACTGCACAGGTGAAGAAACTTGGTTGCTCTAACTTAAAAACTTTAATTGAGGATTTTAAATTATTAACTCTTGACTATGATATTATAGCAGAACTTACCACATTTGCACAGAAGCATAATTCTTTTGAAGCAGAAGAAGGTTGTAACGATGACCTTGCAATGTGTCTTGTTATCTTTGCTTGGTTAGTTGCTCAGGATTACTTTAAAGAAATGACGGACAATGATGTTCGTAAAAGAATCTATGAAGAGCAGAAGAACCAGATTGAGCAAGACATGGCACCATTTGGATTTTTAGACGATGGAATCAATGAAATGACATCATTCACCGATAACAATGGTGACAGATGGCATACTGATGAGTATGGTGATAGAGCATATATGTGGGAGTATTATTGATGGACTTAGATGACCAACTACAACTAGGTCATCTGTTACTCTACGAAAGAGAGTGTAAGAAATGTGGTGCAATTAAAAATCTTGTAGATGGATTTTATAGGACTAGGAAAGACAGAGGTCCAGTCGCATCATCATACTCTTATGAATGTAAAGACTGTACTAAAAAGAGAGTAAAAAAGAGCAGTAATATGTGGGAATATCCTGATTGGTAGATTTCACGTCAAGATTCCCCATTGAAAAAGGTCAAAACAATAAATAATTTCAGATAATTCTGGCACCAAGGAGAACACAAGATGCCTCTAAATTTAGCATCTCCTGGAATTGTAGTAAGAGAAGTTGACTTAACTATTGGAAGAGTCGATCCAGTCTCTGGTTCGGTAGGGGCGCTTGTTGCTCCTTTCGCTAAGGGACCTGTTGACCTTCCTCAATTGATCGAAAATGAGGATGACCTCTTAAACACTTTCGGCAGACCATACTCTACCGATAAGCATTACGAAAACTGGATGGTTGCATCATCCTATCTTGCTTACGGTGGTACTTTAAGAGTTTCAAGAGCAAGCGATTCGGGTCTTAAAAACGCAATGGCTGGTACAGCATCCAGCATTATGATTAAGAGTACCGAGCATTATGAGCAACTCGGTTATGATGAAAATATCATTCCCAATGTAACCGTTGCGGCAAAGAATCCAGGCACCTGGGCAAATGATATTAGAGTTGCAATCATTGACGGAAAAGCAGACCAAATCCTGAGTGGAGTTGGTACAGGAATTTCTGGAACAGCATATGCTGTTGGTATGGGTGTTACAGTTAACGTCCCTGCTGGAACAATTCTTCCTGGTGTAGGAACAACTTCTGTTCTTGACGGATATCTTCACGGAATTATTACCGAAATTGGTAGTGATAGCAATTCTATTTCTGTTAAGATTCAATCCCACGTATCATCTGCTGGAACCAGAACAAAGGTTGATTATCAACAGAACGGTGTTTATGCATTCCCTAACACCGGAACTCTGGGAATCACGACAGAAGGTGGTGTAACAGGAGCAGGTGGTCTTTCTACCTCATATACAGGTGAAAAAGATTGGTTCGAGAATCAGGACATCACACTTAATACCGGAAAACTTGAGTGGGATCAGTTAGCAAACCGCCCTGGAACTTCTGACTATGCTGCTAACAGAGGCGGAAGATTTGATGAAGTTCACGTTGTTGTCATTGACGACAAGGGAACTATTAGTGGAAATGCTGGAACAATTCTTGAGAAGCACCTGAACCTCTCTAAGGCAAAAGATGCAGAATTCTCAGTTGGATCTCCCTCTTATTGGAGAAAGTATCTCTACACTAACTCACGTTACATCTTTGGTGGGTCTGCACCTGGGGTAACCACTTCCATTGCACACAGTGATAATGGTGCTCGCGAAAATGAGCGTGATGATGATACTGGTTGGGATCAAAATGCAGAAAACGTCAACTTTGGTGGTGCAGGTAACGTAAACCTGGTTCTCTCCAAAGGTAGAAACTATGGCGGTACTGTTGGTCTGACAACTGCTGGTTCTCTCGATTGTGGTCTTGATGATATCATCACAGGTCTTACTGAGTTTGAAAACACCGAGAAGTATGAAGTTGACTTCATTCTGATGGGTTCTGCAAATTACAGCAAAGATCAAGCACAAGCACTTGCTAATAAGTGTATTGCAGTTGCTGAGGCAAGAAAAGATGCAGTGGCATTTGTTTCACCTTATAGAGGTGCATTCCTGACCGATAACTCTGTCGGAACCGTCACTGTTAACAACGATGACACAATCACTAATAACGTTATAGGTTTCTACGCACCTGTCACTTCAACTACATACGGTGTATTTGATAGTGGTTACAAGTATATGTACGACCGCTTCAATGATACTTTCCGCTATGTACCACTTAATGGTGACATTGCTGGTACCTGCGCCAGAACTGACATCGACCAATTCCCTTGGTTCTCACCTGCTGGAACTTCACGCGGTGCAATTCTGAACGCTGTAAAACTTGCCTACAATCCAGGTAAGAAACAGAGAGACATTCTCTACACCAACAGAATCAATCCAGTCGTCTTCTCACCAGGTGCAGGAATTATCCTCTTCGGTGATAAGACTGGATTTGGTAAGTCTTCCGCATTCGACAGAATCAACGTTCGCCGTTTGTTCATCTATCTGGAAGATGCAATCTCTGCTGCTGCGAAGGACTTCCTCTTTGAGTTCAACGATGAGATCACAAGAACCAACTTTGTAAATATTGTTGAACCATTCCTCCGCGATGTTCAATCTAAGAGAGGTATCTTTGATTATGTTGTTATTTGTGATGAGACAAACAACACTGCTGCCGTCATCGACAACAATGAGTTTGTAGCGGACATCTTCATCAAACCCGCAAGATCGATCAACTTCATCGGTCTTACCTTCATTGCCACCAGAACTGGTGTTGCTTTTGAAGAAGTAATCGGTTCCG